GGATTTAATGTATCAAATAACTAGCTACTCTCGTCATCCTCGTCACGACAGAGCAATTATCGCTCACTTACTAAACAATGATTTTGTTGCTAACAGAGGCTTCTTGCCAGTGCCAAATGAGTTAGGAACTGAAATTTCCTACAGGCACATCATCCTACAAGATTTCGCTAAACGAGACACAGTAGAAGACGGACGTCGGTTATTCCGAAACGTGTTTACTGTTCTTGTAACAAGCGAAAGTACCCCAGATAGCGGAGATTCCGTTGCATGGGTAGAAGAAGTACTGATAAACGAAAACCCAACGAACATCCCATCCGGACTATCAGAAATCTAATATTCGTCGCCTAATGAAACTAAACTAAGGAGAACACCTAATGTCTTATTTACGCCCTGGTGTGTATGTTGAGGAAACCCTCAATCCAATCCCACCATTAGCAGGGCCAGCATCAACTTCGGTTGCTGCATTTATTGGCGCTGCAGACAAGGGTCCTACAGACCCAACATTGGTTACTTCGTGGACTCAGTACACTAGCCTGTACGGTTCATGGGGTACTTTAAATACTTTAACAACTGCTGTTTACTTATTCTTTGCAAATGGTGGAAACCAAGCTTGGATTAAGAGAGTAACTGCTGGTGCTGCTGCTCCTGCAACACGTTCATTTGATGACCGTTCTGCAACAACAGACCCAACATTAACAATCTTTGCTAAAAACGCTGGTACTTGGGGAAATAGTGTTTACATCACAATCACTAACTCTTCACTAGCTAACCACTTTGATGTAGCAGTTTATAACGGTGGAACAACTTCAGCTTTCCTTGCTGAACGTTTTACTGATTTGAATATGACAGTTGGAGATGCTCGTTATGCTCCTACTGCTATTAACAACACCTCAACTATCATTACAGCTGTAGATGCAAACTCTGCAGCAACTGGTGCAACAAGAAACCCAGGCATCGTATCACTAGAGCCACTTGCATCAGGAAGCAACGGTTCAACTGTAACAGAATCAGATGTTGCAAACGCAATGCCTGCTTTTGACACAGTAACTAATGCACTAGTTCTTAATGCACCTGGAGTTATATCTTCAGCTGCTGTTAACAGCATTCTTTCTTATGCTGAAGGACGCGATGATGTTTTTGTAGTTATTGATGCTATGAACGATACAGTAGCAAATCAGATGACACGTGCAGCTGCTTATACAAGCTCTTCTCTTGGAGCTGTGTATCACCCTAACCTAACCATTCCAAGCCCAACATCTTCAAGCCCAGGAGCTACAGAAACAGCGTTCTGCGGTGGAGCAATTGTTGGACAGTACATCTCAACAGATGTATCTCGTGGAGTGTTCAAGGCACCAGCTGGTGTAAACAATAGAATTGCTGGAGCAGTTGCTGTTACTAAGTTGACTAACGCTAACTTAGACACAATGAACAGTGCATCTGCACCTGTAAACGCTATTCGTTTTATCCCAGGTTCAGGAATTGTAGTAATGGGTTCTCGTACTCTTAAAGCAGGATACGCAGACCGTTATGTACCAGTTCGTCGTTCACTAATTTATCTACGCAAAGCGCTAACTGATTTAACAACCTTTGCAGTATTTGAACCTAACGATGCAGTATTATGGCGTCGTATCACAGCTTCTCTGGAAGGTTTCCTAACTGACTACTGGTCACAAGGTGGTCTACGTGGAGCAACCCCAGCAGATGCATTCTTTGTTAAGTGCGACGCTTCAACGAACCCACTTATCAAGGTAGACAATGGAGAAGTTAATATGGAAATTGGAGTGGCCCTCCAACGACCAGCTGAATTCGTTGTTATCAAAATCGGTCAGTATGATGGTGGCAGCACCGTCACTGTGGCGTAAGGAGAATAAAACATGGCCACCAGTAATATCTCGCGCTTTTCTAAACTTGCGACAGACCCACTTCGCAGTTTTAGATTCTATGCGCAATTTACGCCTACAGAAACTAAGGCGTATGCAACAAAAGACTTCACTACTTTCAGTGGAGGCTTTACAAATATCTCTGGGTTATCTATTAACACACAGAGTATTGGATACCGTGAAGGTGGATACAACACTACGTTGCACCAAGTTCCAGGTATGACAACATTTTCACCTGTTACCTTCCAAAGAGGCACACTGTTTGGAAATGACCAAGCAATCAACTGGATGCGTGGAATGTTCGCTGCAGCTGCTGGAGACGGTATCGCTGTAGGAGCAGGAACAAGCTCATTCCGTTGTGATGTTAACATCTGGGTAATGGACCATCCAATTGCGGATAATGGAGAAAACGCATTTAAGATGCGCTTCAAGATTCACAACGCTTGGATTTCAAGCCTAAGCTACTCAGACCTAAACGCAACAGATAACCAAATTCTATTTGAAACAATGCAGCTAGTACACGAAGGTCTTTCTGTATCCTTTACAGGAAACACAGGAGACCCTCGTTCTGGAGATGCAAAAGGTTAAACAAACTAACTAAGGAGAATAAATCGTGGCAGAACAACTAGTTACAGACCAGTCACTACTCGACAAATTGACCAAGAGTATTGAAGAGCCTGCAGTTGAAGTAAAAACTGTACCGCCTTCAAATTCAGAGGTGACTCTTCCCGGAGGATATATCAACCGGGAAGGGTCCCTAGTCAAATACGCAGAAGTGCGTGAATTGACTGGTGTCGATGAAGAAGCTATATCTAAAGCAGGGTCTATTGGAAGAGCATTAAACGTAATGCTACAACGAGGACTTGTTAGCTTAGGTATGGAGAAGGCCAACAAAGAAGACTTGGACAGCCTACTATCAGGTGACCGAGACGCAATCCTTGTTGGAATTCGATGCGTTACCTTTGGGTCTAAAGTTGATTTTAATATCACTTGCCCATTTTGTAAGACAGCTCTAGACGTAACAGTGGATGTAAAAGATGGCATACCAGTGCGTGAACTTAAAGACCCTATTGAGGATAGAACATTTGTCTATCAATCAAAACTAGGAGAAGTTGTTGTCAACTTGCCTAACGGGTCAGTTCAAAGAAAACTCATGGAAAACACGGATAAAACCGTGGCAGAGTTAAACACAATGCTTCTTGCTGGATGCATTTCTACTATTAACGGAGCGCCCTCTTTAGGAGCGGTTTCTGTATTAAAACTAGGAATGTCTGACAGAAGTAAAATCATTGAAGAAATTTTAACTCGTAATCCAGGACCCCGCCTCGGGGAGGTGAGTACGGCCTGTGAGGCATGTGGTGAAGAAATAGCTATGCCACTGAGCCTGGCCGACTTGTTTCGTCTATAAAGACGAGGACTACGAGAACCTGTTAGACCAGTACGAATTTTTGACACGTTCGTTTCCAGGATGGACGTTAGAAGACATTCGTTCTTTATCAGTTAGAGAACGATTTAATTGGATTTCAAGAGCTAAACGTAAGTAGGAGGTGATTAGCAGATGAGTGTTCTTGGTGGCATGAATCTTGGCGGTAGCGGCCAAGCTAAAAAAATTCAGTTAGTTACCGACCTACGTGAAGAATACAATAAATTAAATCAAGTTCTTCAAAAAACAAAAGAACTATCTGCTGACATTGCAGCTAATTTAAAGGCAGGAAAAGGAACTGGAGCTTTCGCCGTAGCAGGTGGAGGTGGACCTGGAGTTCCTCAAATGCCTGGCGCTGGTTCTTTAGGAGGGTTTGTACAACCTCCTAATAGAAACCAACAAGCAGCTAATGAATCATCTAGTGGTATGAGTTTTGGTGGAGCAGTAGCTAGAGCTCTCCCATACGCTGTAGCGGGTATTGGCATGGCTGCAACAATGTTGCCTACAAATCAACAAGCAATTGAACGTAACTTTACTGAAGCACGCTTAAACTTCATGACTAACGGTGGGGCTCGCCGCATGATTAGCGGAACAATGCAAACTGGAACAGGAATTGAACCAGAAGACGCAGCACGTGCAGCAATGATGGGATTAAGCGCTGGAATGCTTCCAGGATTTGGAAGAAATGATTCCATGTCTGCAGCAGCTACATTTTCAAATCTTGCGCCTGGCGTAGGTATTCAAGGCGGTATGTCAGCCGCTATTGCTTTAAACCAAGCATCTAGCGTAAACAAACTTCGTATGATTGGTATAAATGTACGAGGTGCTGATGGCTTTATGAGAAAGCCTGAAGATATTGCTAATGACGTATGGAAACAATTAACCAATGCAGCTGGTGGAAAGAAAATAACAAAAGACGCTATTGCTCTATCTTTGCAACCAGGTAATGCTCTTTATTCTTATTTAAATCAATACTTTGGTGAATCACCAGAGCTACGAATGGGCATTATTAATGCAATTATGCAAAAAGCATCTGGTGCAGAATTAGATTTGCAATCACTAAAAGACAGCGGATTAATCCCAGACATTGCTCAAAGCGAAGCAAAAAGAAACGCAGCCGCGTCTGACGTTATTGCTTCTACATCTGATTATCAAATTCAAGGAATTATGGAAGCTAATACGCTTCTTACAACTGCTGCTAAAAACTTTAACGCTCACGTAGATACTTTTGGTGGAATTATCAAACAGTTCTCTAAAATAGAGACTCTAGCTGGTGGTGGCAATAACGGACTCGGCGGCTTAATGGGTGGTATAGGAGGTTTAGTCCTTAGCGGAA